TACCTGAAGAGTCATTATCAGTTCCTAATCCAACAGTTAGAGATCCACCTGTGCCAGATTTTGTATCTTTGATTATTATTTTTGGATGAGAATTATACCCAAAACCAGAATTTTCTATAATAACATCGATTATTTTACGTGTTTTTTGGTCAATAATTGGTGTTAATTCAGCATTCTGTCCTGATAATAAATTAAGAATTGGAGGTCTTTTAAGATTAATAATTTCTGAAGATCCATACCCAACTCCAGAATTAGAAAGATGTATTGAGGTTATTTGTCCCCTAACTATAGGTTGAAGCACTGCCTGATAAGTTTGCCCATCAATCGAAGAAATTCCAATCGAACTGGTCAATTCTACAGTAATATTTGGATAATTAAAAATATGAGTTCCTATGCCAGGGCTAGTAAGATTTTCAAACTGCTGAGTCAAATAATAAAATTCCGAAACTGTTGTTCCTAGTCCAACTGAGGAGAGTTTAAAATTATTTTTATCAACAACAGTTACATAATATTGTTTTGTTGTTGAAAGACCAGAAATTGACTCTCCATCTACAGAATAAGTTATAATTTCTCCATCTTTATAATCATGATCTATAATATTAATTGTATCTAGCGCAGTAATAATTCCGACTGTACTGCATGTTCTTTTTTTATTTTGGTATCCCTCTCCAGAATCTGTTACGATTATATCTTTTAATTGTGCTTTTCCATTTAATGATTCTAACGCATGAAATCCAACACCATAATCTTGATTTATGACAGTGTTAATACCTGCTACTGAATCATTCAGTGTTTTATGTAATCTTACCGTATGGACATCTATAACTCTAACATGATAAATTGCGTTGGTTGACAATCCAGATAAAGCTGTATATCCAAAAGTTTTATATCTTACTCTCTCCCCATTTCTAAATTTGTGATAGGTTGAAAATCCTATTTTTCCTCCAATCTCACTAGTGGTTGAACCAATACCAACTGATCCAATTCCAGAATTAAATTTTACCTCATAAGGCACTGTAATTAATTTTGCTTCTGCTTTCGCTGAACGAGATGGATTTCCTCCAGAAATATTTACTTTAGGAATACTAATATAATCAAATCCAAAATCTAAAATTTTAATTTCCTCAAATTTTCCCTGAACAGAAGCATAACCAGTAGCACCAAATCCAATTTCATCTTTAATCTGAAGAACAGGTGGATTAATTACATCATAATCTTTTCCCCCAGACAACACATTAATTTTATTAATTTTACCATAATACAAATTGTCCTTTGATTTATAATTTAAAATTTCAACTCCATTAATTAAAATTCCTGTTTGACCCACAGGTGTTTCTGTTTTTGAGATATCTATAATTGGATTGGAAATTTCTCTCAATAATTTTTGTGATTTTATATTTTTATCTTTAAATTCATATTTTTCAATAATATGATTATTTGCATTAGTAGTTTGTGTTGTTAAAGAAACTTTAACAAAAATATTATTATATAAATTTGATAAACCTTTCGCAAGTTTAATATTATTTTCATCAATTCGTTTAACAAAATATAATCCCTCACTAATTCCTAAATTTGAAATAATAGTCCCACTCGTATTTTTCTCTGGAGTATAATAAACAGCGTCTCCATTAAAATAATTATGATCTATATTTTCTGTTATTTTAAATATTTCTTGATTATTTGAAAAAATTCCAGAAAAAATATACCTTTGAATTTTTGGATTTAATTTAGTTTTTGGAAAAGATGGAAGAGATGAAGAAGATACTAATATTTTATTTTCATCAAAATAAACATTTTGAACATTTGTAGTGAATTCATTTAATTTTGGATATAGGTCTGAATTACCTTTAAGCAAAACTTTTGTAACTTTTGTAATTCTACCAGGATTTAAAATTTCAAATCCACGAATTAAGCAAGTAGTTTCATTAAAAATTTCCTGTATGATAAATCCAAAAATATTTTCATTAAAAGTGTTTGTAAGTTTTAGATTATCCCCAATTTTTAAAATATTATCATCTTTTGTTGTAAGTCTATAAGTTCCGTCAGAGGCGTCAATCAAAGTTAATGACGCAACTTCATAATAAGGTGCAGTATTAAACAACCAATTATTCGCTCTCACATCATTTTTTTGAATTTTTCCAAGAGATTCAATTTTAATAGTAGATCCTATTTTTTGATAATAGGTATTTGATGGAATATTAATTTTATTTAAAACTCCTCTTACTTTTACTCGGATACCATCAGTTTTACCAAGTCCTGCTGAATATGCATATGTGTTTTGATCAATATCTGTGAGATCCGCAATTTTGTTGTTAATTCCCACAACACCTAAAAATTGATTATTGGTTTTAGATGAATAAGTTACTATCCCTGATGTGGAATTTTGATAAGTAAATGAGAGAGTCCCTGATTGAGGAAAACCTAAAGTAGAGTCAACTGTAATGTATGTTTGACCAATAGATACCTCTCCGATTGTTTTTGATTTTGCATGAATAGAAAACTGATCATATAATAAGTCAGAAGTCCCTGTGTTTTGAATAAATGATCCGTCAATTCCTAATCGATAATAAGAACCTGTGGCAATTCCCACAGCAACCTTTTCAACGCTAGCCACAGGTGAAGATGCTCTGGGTATATTTTCAAATTCATCTTGAAAAAGAGTGTTATTAACTAAGTCAAACGGATCTCCAGATATTGCCTCGACAATGATACTTCTTTGTTTTATATAATTAGCGTCTGATGGAGAAATTACATAATCTTTTGGTCTAATTATTTTCGCGTTTACATTATAAAGTGCTTTAAAAAGAATCTCAAATGAAACATCAGTTCCTCTTGTGGAATATAAATCTTTTGAATGACGAATGAACTGTGGTTCGTTTAAATTTACATCTAGATCTTTATTACTTATTCCTGGTAAAAACTGTGTTTTAATTTTTTTTAGAAATTCTTCTAAAAATAAAGAACTTAAATTAATAACTCGATTGTTTGATGTGTGATCCGCAGATTCTGATGTTGAAAATATAAAATCTTCAGATTGATTTGGATTTCTAAAAGAAGTAATTCCACTAAAACCGCGAATACATCCAGTAAAACTATTTGTTGTTATGCCAGTATATGTGACAATTTCATTATTAATTTTCAAAAGCCCATATTTTTGTGGAAATCCACTTGTATTGATAACTGGAATTGTAGTTGAAGAGAAATCAATATTTTGAGAAAGAGACGTAAATCCTACAACGTTTCCACAAGAATTTAGTTTTATATAAGAATCAATATTATTAACTAAATCTATTGGACCACCTTGATATTCTTGACCTCTATAATATTGAGATAAAAATTCTCCAATAAGAGGAAATTCCTCCTGCACATACGCTGGTAATTGATTCTTTACGATTTGATTAAATTGAACTCTTTCTTCCGTCATCTTTATTTTTTAAAAATTTTTAAATACGAAATACATTAATATGTAAGATTGTTAACATCACGATAACTAGAACTTCTTGTATAATTAGAACCAGAAGTATCAGATCCAGAACTAATTTGATCGATAATCATTTCAACTTCACTAATATCTAGTTGCAAATACAAATCCTGCAAACCAATCACATCATTTGAGTGTGGTACTGCAAAAATCTGTAAAATTTGCTGACCAAACTTTGTCTGCCCTGATACAATATTAATTGGATTTAGAGTAATTCTCCCTTTGAGATAATCAACTCTTCCAATATTTTTTCTTCTTATGACTGGAGAAGTTGATCCTGCGGCTGGAAGAGAATATAATACCATTGTGCCCAGTTTTCTATTTGAATCTGGAATATCTCCAATATACACATCATCAGTGATATCTAAAACTTTAAATGCACTAGATTTAATATTAAATCCACTCATCGAGGTAATATGAAATTCATTTCCAAAATCAATCGCATATTCTGCAAAACTTCCTATAGCAAGACCCAAATCCCTTCTTATTCGTAACGTTGTAATATTAGACATTACAGCAGGATGACTTTGATCGACAATGCTTAAAAATTTACTATATTTAAATCTTGCACCATACTTATTCAATTCTGTTGATTCTTTATATTTTGAAATCGTTGATTGAATAATTGTGGAAACAAGTGATGCGTTGGGTGCTAAATTAGAATTATAATAAACTTTACTATTTGTTTCAATATAAAGATATTTAAGGTCTAAAATTTCTGGTATAATTCCGGCAACAGCATATTTTCTAAGATCCCTTTTTATATTTTGTTTAATTGAGTTAGGAACAAAGTCTCCATTTCTTGGTTTGATACTAATAAAAACTTTACCATATTGTGGAGGAATCAAATCTTCTCCACCAAAAACTGTAATTGACTCTGCCTCAGGATAAATTCTACTTGGAATCAAATTTTCATAATCCGATGATGTTAAAGCTCTATTTTGAGAGGAATACTGAAAAGGAGAAAATCTTTTAATTGACTCAACATTTTCTATTTGCTCCCCTCCACTTGAAGATCCAAACGAAGTAATGAGAGAAATTCCAGATGTCACTGTATATTCAATAGAATTTCTTGTGTATTTCAAATTTCCACTAAAAACAAGATTACCTACACCATTACCGGAATCTCCAGAGGTGACAATATAAGATACTTGTATGACATTCCCATTCACTAATTTTTTACCAAATACTCCATCTCCAAAAATTAATTCATATTTTTCATCCTCAATCTCTTGAACAAAATAAACAGTTGATGTTCCATTAATGGTAGACCCTCCAGATGATGTGAACAAATCATCTTGTTTAACATATTTTACCAATGTGGTGGATGTAGCAGAGTCTTTTACAGACACTCTCAGAGTATCTAAATCAATCCCAATATTATCTAAAATAAATCTTTGTTGCAGGTTTTGATCAGACTTTGTAAAGGTTTGATTTACTAAAGTTCCTTCATATACAAGCAACTCATCAAAACTTGCAATATTATCAATAACAGAAACTGTTGTATCTTCAACAACATTAAAAACAAAAGATTCACCGCCAAATTGAGATCCAGAGGAAACAGTTGGTCCTTTTTTTAATGTTATTGTTGATGGTGTTGGCGAAATATCTGTTGTGTCTACAAAAAAATTAATTGTGGATCTTGATGATTTTTTTGATCTTGGCAAATATCCAATATTTTTAGCGAGTGCAACCACATTTTCTCGTAAAGTTGCACTATCAAGAAAAACTTCATTTGCCACCATATTAGCATTATATGATGTGATGTATGTGTTGTATGCTAATACATCTAAAATAGTTGATAAATTAGATCCATCAAAATCATAGTCCGTAAAATTAGCGTCAGACTTTAAATAATCTCTAAGTGTTTGTTTAATCTGATCAAAATCTAGACCAGTGAAGTTTTGAAGGGACATTTATCGTGATGGCAGCAAGACAAATTCTAATTGTTGAGCAGGGACATCAATACCAACAATGGTATAAACGATTGTTACAAGAAATTCATTATTATTGTAATCTGGTTCTACGTTTACTCTATCTAATATAACTCTTGGCTCAAAGTTACGAATTGAATTTTCAATTTCATCTTGAATTGAGAGTGCTGTAAGATCATCTAAAGTCTCAAATAACAATGTTGATACATTTGAACCAAAATCTGGATTAAAAAATTTTTCCCCAGGGGTTGTGAATACAATATTGCGAACAGAGCGAGCAATTGCAGTTTGATTTTTAAGTGCAATCAAGTCATTGTTCAGGGGATTTACCTGAAATGACATGCTAACATCTTTAAAAGATTGACTAATTCGCTCTAAGGGCATTCTAAATTAAAAATTTATGAATTATATCTTATTTATTAGCAGTTTTTAACTAAAATTCACTTAATGGTATGGGTTCGGTTCCATATTCCCAATCATCATAGTCTTCATCATTACGAATTTTGGCATGTAACTCTT